TAATCGCAGCGATATTACTTGGTAGTGTTAGATTACCAAACGTATCATATCTCCATTGTGGACCGCTTGCCCATATTTCTACATTACCGCCAACACTAGCAAGACGTGTATTATCTGGCGCATTAAGGCTTATGTAACTTAACTGACCTTTGACTGTATGAGTAAGCCCGCCCACATCATCTGCATCAGAAAAACTTATATTGCCAATATTACCACTGTAGGTTGGCAAGTATGTGTCAACTTTAGCGTTGCTATAGAATGATTGGCTATCAACATAGCCTTTCATACCAACGTTGGCTGCTGACTGTATGGTATTGGCTAGATCAATATATCCTATAATGCCAACGTTAGCAGTAGATACTGCGTTGTCAACATAGCCTTTTAGTCCCACGTTGGCAGCTGTGATTTGAGCTGACTGGATTGTATTAGCCTGATCTACGTAACCAATGATACCTAGATTCGCTGATGCCAGTTGTCCGCTTTGTATAGTATTAGCTTGATCGACATAACCTTTAAGTCCAAGATTGGCTGAAGTTATATCAGTGGTCTTAGCATAGCCTTCTGTGGTTAGATATGCGGCTACGTTTACATTACTATATGTAGTACCGCCTGCTCCCTGCACCACATTACCATTGACTAATAGTGTTCCGCTAGCATCAATACTTAATGGTATGCCACCTAGGTAGATAGTAGTATTACTGACAAATAAATCTCGCCACTGGCTTGTGGGCGATCCTAGACTATAAGTTACGTTAGCACTTGGTATGATGTTGCCATCAAAGCCATCTGTGAGATAAGACTTAACATTACTGTTGCCATAGATTGATTGGCTGGCCACGCTATCCACATAGCCTTTCATACCCAAGTTAGCAGCTATGATAGCTAAGTTAGCCGCGCCAACTTGTGCTGATTGTATAGTATTAGCTAGATCAACATATCCTTGCATACCCACGTTAGCCGCAGTGATAGCTAAATTAGCCGCGCCAACTTGTGCTGATTGTATAGTATTAGCTAGATCAACATATCCTTGCATACCCACGTTAGCCGCAGTGATAGCTAAATTAGCCGCACCCACCTGTGCTGACTGTATGGTATTAGCTAGATCAACATATCCTTGCATACCCACGTTAGCCGCAGTGATAGCTAAATTAGCCGCACCCACCTGTGCTGACTGTATGGTATTAGCTAGATCTATATAACCTATTATAGCTGAATTAGCAGTAGTAACATAAGCTGCTACGTTGACATTACTAAAGTTTTGGAAACCCATGGTTTCAGTGTAGGCTTTGACATTGACATTGCTATAACTTGATAGTGTAGCAACACTGTCAACATAGCCTTTCATACCCAAGTTAGCATCTATGATAGCAGATGATTGTATAGTATTAGCTAGATCTATATAACCAATGATACCTAGATTCGCTGATGCAAGTTGTCCGCTTTGTATAGTATTAGCTAGATCTATATAACCAATGATACCTAGATTCGCTGATGCAAGTTGTCCGCTTTGTATAGTATTAGCTAGATCAATATAACCTTTGATGCCAACGTTTGCCGATGAGATCTGAGCTGACTGTATGGTATTGGCCAGATCAACATAACCTTTTAGTCCTAGATTGGCCTGGGTGATATTACCAGTTATGCCAGCTACATTGGTAGTAGTAGCGTAACCACCAACAGTTGATCCGTCATGGACGTATAATATCCAATTGGTAGTGTCAATTACAACTTCGCCAGCGGCACCTGTATAGGTACTGACAGCAGTTGAATTACCGCGTCTAAGTTGTAGTCGTCTTGGTGCAGTCATTATATGATACCTAGGTCAACGTTGCCACTGTAGTCTGTGGTGCTGGATGTAAATGGATCTGTTTCAAATGCTGGGTTGATGTTTAGTTCAGCATAGACTCCAAAGTTGTCATTGCTGTAAGTAGGAGTTTCGTACGTGCCATCGTATTTGAGGAATGCTAGTTTGTATTTGTTCTGTGGCAGGGTATTCAAGAAATCGCTGGTCAACATGCTGGTAGCTGTAGCAGTGCTTACGTTGCTGACAGTTACGCTTACGTTGGCCACTACATTGCCTTTTAGGTAGTCAATGATGTAGCCAGTGAACGTAAGCCCGGCTATGTTAGCGGCTTTCTGATCCTGATTTTTAAATTTAATAGTGATAGGGTTATCTGCACCACGGTAGATTTCAATTGGTCTTTGATACACGACACGGTTCCTCGTTGTTATAGCGGTGTTGCCATAGTCCAAAATCTGGACGGTGAAAGTATTTGGATATAAATAACTTGTGATTAATGGCAATTTTGCTTGATCCTTTAGTATATTTATCGCAATTCCTATGGAAGACAGTTACAAGAAACTCTTAGATCAATACCCGTTCCTAAGCTTTATTACCTATGGCGGCAATGACTATATTGGTATCATACAGAATTCAGATGAAATCATCACTACTATCTATGATTTTGCGGCTCTGCGCACCACAGAACAAAAGGCGCAGTATTTAGAGCTAGCAGATCAATGGTGGTGGGAAAGCAATAGGCTAATACCTATCAATGTGTTTCTCAAGCAGGATTGGGTAGAATATAGAGTTTGCTTAAAAACCTTCAACAGCAAGGACGTAGAAATCAAACACGGTCCTTACGTTAGTCTTAAAGAAATAGCTAACAAACGCAGTAAACGTCGCAGTATCACACTAATTAGGAAGGTTGGTTAGTAGGTTAAGATTAACTACTACTAAAGTCGAATATGCAAGACTATGAGACTTTTTAAATGCGTACTCACCTTCAACCTTATCCCACACAGTAGCTGCAACTTCTTTCCACGTCTTACCTATCAGATGTCTTTTTGCGGGTCGTATCACAGCCAGAAACATCGCAAGTCTAGTAATACTGTCTACAGGCTCTGGCATTTTAAGCAAGGTATCATAGTGATTGTTGACATGGATTAATTGCTGACATATTGCGGGATCATATAACTTGGCCCAGTCTGGTTCCTGCATAAGTTCTATTAGATGAGCTTCATCTCGGACTTGTTTGTAAACATGTACGTTAAGTAAGTCTAGTTTCATATAGCCACGCTCTTCAGCCACTTGATAATCTAAACTTGCTGAACCTGAGAATGGATCTACGGGTATATCTGTAGCATACACACCGGTATTGTGCTTAGTCAACTTACCATCGCGAATAATACTTGCTGGGGAGACATCAAGTAAGTTCAATACTTGTTCACGATCTGCGAGGTCTATGTCAATATCACTATGAAATTTCATAGTCCAGATTCCTTCAATATGGTTTTAACCCATTCTGTGTCTGCTACATAATCTTTGAATTTTCTATCCCAGTATGAAGGATCTATCCAAGGCAGAACCACAGCAATCTGATCATCATTAAGAGTATCAAGAAAGGCAATGCCGCTATCGCAATTAAACACAATCCAAGGACTAATTCTACCGTTAGCAATATGATGGCAAATGCGATTAGCATTACCAAACCTAAAATAATCACTAAATCCATTTTTAAATTCTCCCAGTTCATCTGCATAGTCTTGCATCTCCTTTAGAGCACGTTCAAGCGTATCTTGGACCGCTTCTTTGCGCATATACCCTTTAAGATATTCTAAGTATACTCGCTCGTGTGTCCAGTGATCTAGTTTCTTGTTTTCTTTGATAACCCAATCAATAAACATCTTGGGATTAACCGCACGTATACCTACCATATGTCGACCAAACTTAACAAATGCACGATAGTAAGGACTAGCCACAAAATCCTCATATGATTTCATCTTAGCTGAACCCTGTGTTAGTTCATAGAAACGTAAGTATGCCTGGAGCCCAAACTGCACACCAGTTTCCTTTTCCTGTTGCCAGCGTCGTTTTTCTTCGCAGAGATGCGCCGCAAGTGTTGACTCCTTGCGGAACTCTTTTGCGCAATACTTACATTTATAGCTCGGCTTTAATTGATTTGTCATCAAATCCGAGGTCTCTTGCCATGTCTGCAATATCTCGTTTATCATTGATTTTCGCTAGTAGTTCTATTTCGTCTGATTTCATCGCGGGATACAACTTAGCCAAAAACTTTTGGCTTTTGTTATCACCTTCTTTTTTCTTTGTCTTTAACCAATAGTGGAACTGATTACCCATGCCAGGACTAACACTTGTACAGGCCAACCATTGTAGTTTGGGATGCCTATTGATATCAAAGAAGTGTTTGTTCACACGTTCATTAGTAGCCATTAGATAATAGGCCTGCATATCACCACTGCCTGAAACATTAGCACCGTATTTCAGCATCAGGTAAGTTGAAAAACTCTTGCGTTGTTCGTCGGTAAATTTATCATAGTATGCACGATCCTTGCGATCAAATGCTGCCATCTCATTACCGATATATAACGGATCTGGATTAGTCACTAGCGACCTTTGCGTAGATAGTTAAGAATTTGGGCTACGCTTTGTTGTAAGTTAGCGTATTTGTTTTTAAGTGTTTCTAATTCTTCTGATTGCCTGCGCACACGATCTTCTAGCTGTGTAAATGCCTGTTGTCCTTCACGTATAGTCTTATCGTGACTCATTAGATTTGGGCGAGGTGGAGCATTTGGATCTACTGCTCGTTTCTTTTTCTGTTTAAATTGTAGTGGGTTAAATGCCATCTTTTGATTCCTCTGAAAGCTTATATATAATTATACATTTTTCAACGGCTTCTGTCAAGGCTGGATTTAGATTTCTTTTTGGATATATATCGTTCCACATGCGTTGTTCTACTAGTTCTTTAGCTTTCCAACTTTGCCCAATCATTATACGTTCACTGTCTGGTGCGCCTAATTCACGAGCATAGACAGTCTCGCCCCCATCTGGGCTTTCGTAGATATAAGTTGCTCCTGATTTGAGATTACCCATTACCAGATGCGGCCATAATCAACCACCTCACTTTGTCGGCTGATATCTTTAACAAAGTAAGCACACAAAGGATGTTCTCCATCTGTGATTGGAACTGCCAGCATCTGTCCTGGACGCAGTTTTGGAAAGTACCATTTGACGTCTTGATAGATATCCACGATCTCAATTGGGTGGAATTCTGGTTTGAAACTATCCAATGGATTAAATGTAAACACACTAAAACCACGATCATTGATTGATGTCAGAGGAATAACTTCTAGATCACCAAAGTCTGGCTCTCCGATCAGGACCTGCCAATCCACAGGCATCTTTACTAGATTGCCGCCAATATTTAAAACCAGTGCCGGACTGTTAAAACTTTCTAAGAAGATAAGCGGAATAAAAAAATAGTCAGGATTTTTTGGGTCACTGTTGTCTAAGATAGCAAAACGTAAGTCTTCAACTTCGTCTGGTATCTCATTCATTTCATACGCGGTATTTTCTAATGTTAATATATACATGTGCTATTGCCAATCTGCCTTTTCTACGACAAATGGATAGTTGGCCTCCTTATAAAAAGTTTTACGTTTGGTTAGATGCCTTTTGGCAAATTTGCATGTTGATGTTATGTCCCAGATCTGCACGAAATCTTTGTCTTCAGCCTTACGAATGCCACGCCCAATCGACTGAATAACTCGAACAAAACTTTTGCCAGGCTCCACAAGCACAAGGTTAAAAATACGAGGAATATTGATGCCAACAGCGGCAACACCATAAGTGGCAACGATAACTTTGTCATCCATTTCTGCAACTTCATCATATTGTTCTTTTCTATCATCTGCTTTGGTGCCTCCCGACACGAATACTGCATCTTTAATTTTTTCTATCAATGCCCTGCCTGGTGCTATACGATCTACCAGGACTAGGGTATTACCTGTCTTGCGGATTGATTCCACAAGTTGTGCGATATAATCTAATCTGCCTTCTGTTTCAAGCAAGTATCGTAATTCACTTTGATAATCTCGATATTCCACATGATCGACGAGCTGTAAGACGTTTACATGACAGTTGGCTAATACACCCTGCTCTTGTAATTCGCTGGCACTTAATCGGCCAATAACGTCTCCTATTGAGCACTTTAGGCTGACAAATTCGTAATCTTCTTTAGGGATCGTGCCGGTTAAACCCCAGCGGATAGGTATATGTGCCATTACTCCAGTCAGCAGAGTTTTAAGCGCATCTGCTTTGGCCATATGCACTTCGTCGACCATGACACAGACCACGTCTTGCAGGAACTCACCAATGGTGATGTCTACTTCGTGATTGCGGCTACCTTTAAGTAAAATGTTTAATGATTGCCAAGTGCAGATAGTATGTGTCTTACCAAACTCTTTGCGGTCTCCGAAGTAGACTCCTACATCTAATCCCATGTTGATATAATCAGCTTCTGTTTGTGTTACTAAACTTTTGTTTGGAACGATGACTATAGTGCGACCATGTGGTTCACAGCAATAACTCAAGGCCGCAGTGATCAGTGTTTTACCTGCACCTGTGGCTACTTCCTGTAGGCATTGTGGATTGGCTAAGAACTTGTTGATGATCTCGACTTGATAGTCACGTAGAACTATTGGTTCGCCTGCCATTGGATGTCGATCAGGCCAGTTGATATGTTTAAATGTGTCTTCTGTTACTTGTTCAAACTCATACTGTGTTTTATAGTCACGTAAGTCTTCTAGTTCTAGATGATAACCTTGACTGTCCAAATAAGGAATGATCTCCGGCAATAGATTAACATAGGTGCTGCCGCCCATTTGAAAAAAGGCAATTTTTCCATCCCAGCGTCCTAAACGGACTGCTGGCAGATATCTAGCACCAGGTATCTCATACTTGAACTTGTTAGATAGTTCTTTGCGTTCGTGTAAGTCTAGGCCTTCTATCTTTACGTTACACTCATCTTTAATTATTAGTCGGGCTAATGCCATTAGTTATTTTCTCTTAGTTGTGAGGTGCTATAGTAGATAATCTTTTCAGCACGTTGAGTCCAATCCATCTTACGTCCTCCAAACATCATCTCAAATGTGGTTACCATCAATGGCACAGGAAAATCCCAGGTCGCAGGAATCTTCTGAGCATATACTACTTTAACACCATATGGATCATATTCGCTAGTGCTAGTCTTACCATTTCTATCAAAGCGCACTATATCACGTTCCTCAAATCTCGTTAGATCTATATCAATCAGCGTAGGATTGTAAATGCAGATGGGATATCTATTGGTTATCTCAGCATACTCAAAGATCATGTTAAGATTATCTTCGCTAGGTTCTACGTGTACAGCATGTTTTCCACCAATGTATCTCAATGCTAAACTAGACACCTCGACACTATCGTCGATAGCGTAGCCACATAAGCCAGCATGATCGATTATCTTGACCAAATTATCCAGACCAAATCCTCCCGCATGCTCTTTAATATAGTCTGTCAAACTATCAGCCGCATTGGTAATCGTATATCCGCTACCTTGTTGGACTAACTTAATCTCAAAAGGTTGCTGTTCACACTCAAGTATTTGATAAAATATTTCACGCACTGGATCGTCAATTTCAAACCCATTGGCATCGCCCCAGGTGACTATCCAATTGACATTGTATTCTGTAAGGGCCAGATACCATATCTTACTATCACGATCATAATAGGCACGCCCTTGGCTGGATTCTCTGAATGTCTGCAGATCTTTGATCAAGACGTTATCGTATGGAAACTTAGCATGTATCTTACCATCAGCAGTCCAAATACGTTTGGTGCGATCCATCTTGCGTGGCGGTATGCGATACTGTGGATTCTCAACTGGTGAGACATCTATGCCTAGTTTGGCAAATTGTCGGCGGTATTTTAATACTAATTTAACTGCTAGTTCAGCTTGCCGTTCAGTTAGGGCCGTGCCAAACATCGTGGCGTTAGCCATGCTGTTGACTATCTGTATGTCATAGCGTGCTAGGCTGATCTTGGTCATGTTAGGCATGATCAGTGCGCTAATGCCCACTTCATAG